ATAGTTACAGATGGTTTGTGTTCACACCAATGCAGGGCGTACGTTTTCCACAACTCTAACTGCTCGATAGCAGACATGTCAGTACGAAGCACTGCACCCATAGGGGCTTGCATGGCAAAGCTGAACACGGTAGTCGAGTCAGGCTTCATCACATCCATCTCATTGTGTACCCCAGACTCCTTCATGAACTGTGTGAGGGGGTCTTTGTTGTCTCCGCGAACCGTACGAATGTAGTAGTCGTTGTGACGAGCATGAATACCACTAGCTGCGTCCACGAGTTGTGACACAGTACCCGACGGCTTTACACAAGTGATTGCAGCGGACTGAGGGATTCCAAGCATGTTCGCATACTTCTCGTTTGTTTTGACTGCTTCTTCTCGCATCTTCTCTAGCCAGCGTTTGCTGTCTACGTTTTTGGATAGAACGGAGTGGTCCATAATACCAGTTAAGGACACGCCTAACAATCTTTCTTCCTCTGTATTCTTCTTCCATACATTCCTCAAATACTTGAAATCAGTAAGCGTAGACTGTATTGTACCTACAATAGTGGCTAATCTCGTCTTCCTCAGTAAGTCTTCAAGGGTATCAGTAGCCCTCACGACGACCTCAGAGAGGTTACAAAACTGGTATGGACGCAGAATAATCTCACTGCAGGGGTTTGTACCCCACATGTGTCCTGTTTCACGTCTACCGTTACGTGCTACCTGTTTGTCTGCAGCTTCACGATTGAAGATACCACGTTCACCAGACTTACTGTCGTACAGCGCAAGCCACTCACGCATAAACGTACCCATCTCAGGCTTGTACTTGTACGCGACAGAGTTGTTAGCCAAGGCTCTCTGTCCTTCGTTCTCCCACCACTGTCCTGCCTTGGCATGACGCATCTGGTCATCATTCAGATTACTGAGACTAATCAGAGCAGAGCGTCTTACTCCACCCACGACAACAATCTCCCCAATCTTACACATCAAATCATGACACTCAATCGGATACAATCTGCGTCCTGCTGCTTTCTTGAACGTTTCAACAGTAAAGGTAAACAAGTCAACTAGCGGCTGTGGCCCAGATGCTCTGCCACCCATAGTCTTGAGACGTTCACCAGCCCCACGGACTTCCGACATATCCCAGCTAGGAATCTGACCAGCATACAACAGAGCAACCAACTCACGGTACGCCTTGGCCCATCCGGGCTTGCTGTCTCCTACCTTAATGACGGTGCTAGACTCATTCATAGCATCACTAACAACTGGCATCTTTTCGATGTTGTTGCGTTCAACAGAGAAGCCCACACCCGTACCACACATCAAAATGTACATGCACTCATCAAACGAACGAGGACTGTCCACAGGAATGTACGAACAGTTGTAACCGCACACGTTATCACGAGCCAGTGCTGGTCCTGATGTCATCATGGCTCTCATGCTTGGCATGATTTCCAAATTCAAAATAGCATCCCGTATGTCTTCTTGGTCTTTCTTCGGCAGCTTATAGTTGTGCTTGCCTTGAAGCTGATTAACCATGAAGTTTACATATCGGTCAACGGTCTCGTGCCAATCTTCTCTGCGTCCTTCGTTCTCAAGCCAACGAGCGTATCGTGACTTGTGTATGAATTGCTGATAGGGGGTAGGTAACATATTACTCATCTTCTTCTCTTTCCTTTGGATAATATACGTGTACATCACTGTTACAATTTGGGCAGTGTAAGTTAGTTGCTATGCTATATTCAGAATCTTCTTCTGATATATCGTGGTCTCCGCCCCAAATTAATTCTGTTCTGCAATGCCAGCAGTTCATTCTGTTTTCTCTTCGATTAACTTTTCGAGATACCACTGGGCTTTTTTGAGGTCTTGTAGTTTGCCTTTGTATCTGTATCGCCAGACGTACTTGATGATGTTCCCTTGTAGGTATTGTTCAAAGCCTGTACCCGTCGCCGCCCTGATTGCCTCAATGCACTCGATACCTGCCTGATTGTAGTGGAAGGGTTTGTCAACCATGTCATAGCCGCTATATGCCTCTTTACCTGCTTGTTCGTTTTCTTCTATCTTGTTCATAATATTCATGTAGCTTGTCACCGATTATCTCCGTCTCCACCTATCTTACCACGTTTGGCACGGTCATTCAGTTTAGCGATGTTACCTTGCGCTATGTGTTGCAAGTCATAACCAATGTCACGAGCCAGTGCCGCACAATACCATAACACATCACCTATCTCGCTTGCAAGTTCTCCCTTCTTGAGTTCGAACCCCTCTTGGTCGTAACCGTCACGAACAAACTTCTTTACCTTGTTCGCAACCTCACCAGCTTCACCAGCAAGACCCAGTGCAGGATAGATTATCTTATGACTGTCAGGATATATAGCAGTCTTTGCTGCTTGTTTCTGGTAGTAATTTATGTTCCACTGGTCTTTCATTGTGTCTCTCCGAAATTTACTTTCACAATATTATCTTCCCGCGCAACAATCTTATCTACTACGTCTTCACCATTTTTACTTTCTGGTTTAAATGACTCTGCCATTGCGATGAAGCTGAGACGAGCGATGCCTGCATCCCACACACGTTCAAAGTCGTTCTCCATCATCTCAATCATACCAGACAACATAACCATACCAGCTGGTACGTTTTCCATATCCACGTCACCTTTTGTTGTGTCGTACGCTGTCATAGAAAACGAATCTTCGTCCTCGTAGTTCATGATTAAATAGTACCTGTCAGGTAACAGACTTGCCGCTTCTACTTTCTTCTTTATATCATCACTCATCGTTGTCTGCCTTTCTTAACCATTCTGCGGGTATGCTTTTCTCTGACCAATCAAATCCATGTCGGATGCACCAATCAGCGTAAGTTGTTTTACTTCCCCTGTATATCTTGTTACGAGCGTTCATAAAAACGAATCGTATGTCAAGTTCAGGATGCTGCTTCTTTATCAGAATCATCTTTACTCTGTCTGGCTTGGACAACTCGCCCTTTGCCTCAACATAGATATCTGTCTCTGGTAAGTAAAAATCTGGGGTGTACGTTTTAGGGTCAGGTATGTACGTCAGTCGTTTTGTTTCGTACTCAAACGGCACATTCTTTTCTTTCAGACTACGTGCCAAGCTGAGTTCAAACTGTGACCTGTAACCTGATTTTCTATTTGCAAATTTACGTCTCATACTATCAGGCTTATCGAGTTTAGTCTTTGTTTTAGATATCCGGCGAGTTTTGGGGATAGTCTTTGAATAGCATCTAGTTCTTTTGTGAGCGGTGCTAGTGGTATGCAAATGTTTGCCCCCTGATTAGACAGTTGTCTTATTTTTAGTAATTCATTCTCGACGGTACGTGCGTCTCGTTCGTACGTTTCTGCACGTAGAAACCCATCATCAGAGTAATTCTCTCTGAGTGTGATAGGCAATCCCTTCTCATGCTGACGGAGATATATGACACGTCTCTCTCCCCCTGTACCCGTATGCGATTCGACGTACGCATGATACAAGTCGTCGTTCAAACCCATCAGGTCTGTGTCGTACTCTCTCATCAATATATACGGCATTAGATTTCTTTCTTTTTTAATCTAGTGTACCATGTCTTAGGTGGGTTCTTAGCCTGTGAAGTTACCTTTTCTCGTAGGATTGCATCAGGCCAGCAGTGTGCGCGATAACCACAGAATCCACATACGCGAGGTAGTATCTTGTTACCTGTCTTAATAATCTGTCCCTGTCTACGATAAGTCTCGTCCTCTGGTTCGAACTTTACGAATGGTGCGTCAGGGTCATTAAGTACCTTCACGCGACGTTTTGCTTCTTCCAGATACTTATGTTTATCTGTGTCGTGCCACTCAGGAACAGGCACTTCAAGTATCTCCCCAGATGATTTGTTTACGACAAGCCAACCACCAAACGGCATCCCCATTGCTTCACCATACAAGAAGCCCTGCATGATGTATCCAAACGGGTCTTCATCAAGTAGCTTTTCGTATCCACCCGTCCATTTGTTCTTGAACGCCCAATCACTGGCAGACTTGATATCCCATACCCTGTCAATGCCCGTAGAATCGCGCAGGATGAGGTCAAGCGTACCTCTGACTATGTACCCATCAAGATGTAAAGAACACTTCTCCTGTGCGCCTCTAATGTCCGCACCAGCCTCTCGCAGTATCAGCATCATTGCCGCTTCAGTCAGGTCACCAAACAAAAAGCGGAACACAGCGTTGTATTCCATCTCCTCTTCGACACCATCTCTGTCTAGCATCTGCTGACACATGGGACGACCAAGACCAGACATGCGAACGTACCATTCGCGTTTCTCACGCTTTAGCTGTTTTGCAGCAGCTTCACGACATTCAATTTTAAATTTATTAAGTGATGCAGGGGAGACATCAAGTTCCCCCCTGCTTGCTTTGTCCAAAAAGTCTTGGATACTAAGCAGCGTTAACATCAGTAAAGTCGTCTGCTAGGTCAAAGTCTCCGTCAGACATACCATTAAGTTTGGTAGCTTCACGGTTCTGCTCCATCACATAGTTATTATGTGCAGATACAGTTTCAGCAAACATACCCATCAGTTGCTTATCAGCCTCAGTGATTGGTACTTCACCATGTAAAGTCGGAACAGGAATCCAGTAAGTGACACTGCCCTTCTTTGCCTTTGACGTTGCAAGATTAACCATCTGGCGTTGCATCAGCTTCTTCTGACGGGACAGCCCATCAATAAAGTCACCAATCGGCTTGTAACCGGAACGCTTGAAGTACGCCACGACAGGCTGGGCATCCAAGGTTACTTCAGTGCCATCTGCGGCTTTGAACGTACCTGACAGTTGACCGTAAATTACCTGATTACAGACGACGGCACGAGAACGCATCTGCGCCTCTTCCGATGCAGTCTCTTCCTCATCACGAGACAAGCGACCACACTTATTTTTTCCTTCCGTATCAGGAAACTCTCCAGATAGCGTAGGCTTCTGAACAGACTTACATTTGAAAGCCCCCTCGTCTGCATCCCACAGACTATATTCAAACGTACGCAAGATTGGGCGTAACTGCACAGTCGGAGCGTACAAGAACCTACCGTCCACGTACACCTTCCAATCCCCTCTCGTAAGAGTAAGTCCCTCTTCCGTTTCCATATCGTAGTTTATATTTAGTCGTGGTAGGCCCGTCTGCCTCTGCTGGGTCTGTTGACCAGAAGCTGCCATCAAAGCAGTTTCGTCATCAGAGTTAAACGCTGCTACCAAAGAGTCCAATTCAGTATTTACAAGATTTCCCATTCGATTCTCCATTTCCGATTAGGGTTGCGTAGATTGATTCTACACATTGACTTCAGTTAAGTCAAGCCAGTTGTATCCCATTTTTAACTCAATGTCAACAGGCATTGTATATTGTATACCATATCGCTTCTCTGCCTCTTCAGGTATCGCTAACATTGCCTTGACCATCAGTTTGATACAAATATCTTTTTCGTCAGGGTGTACGTCCATGACAATAGAATCATGCACAGTGTTGCAGATTACAGACTGTAAATTATTTTGCTCCACTAGGTTGCTGAGACGTACAAGGCACATGGGTAACAGGTCTGCAGTTGCAAATCCCTGTACCGGATAGTTACAGATAGCGGTACGATTTGTAGCTGTACCCCACTCTGTCCACTTTGCATCTGGAAAAGCGTACTGTCTACCCGACGGTAGTTTGATTTGCTTCTCCTTCACAGCCTCTCTCTGCAATCGTTCGTGCCACTCCTTCACACCTGCATACTTCTCCTTGAACGCACGATAGTACCTTTGCTGGTCCTCTGTACCACTCACACCACCATACAACGGCTTGAATGTGTGGGCCTTGGCTTCTTGTCGAGTACAGCCTATCACACTGGCTGTGTAGCTGTGTACATCCGTGCCTGCTTCTACATCTGTTAAAATGCCGTCATCGTTAGCTAGGTAACCAGCAACACGGAACTCTAGCTGAGAGTAATCCCCCTCAAGTATCTGACCACCTTCGAACCTGCTCTCGACCACCTTGCGTATAGCGAAGGTACTTCCACGTGGCATATTCTGAAAGTTAGGATTGCGGCTCGAAAGGCGACCCGTCGCCGTAACACACTGCATAAATTCTGGGTGTATGAAACCATTCTCATCAACATTGTTTTGCATCCCTTCGACAAAGGTACTTAGATAGGTACGCAGGGCATTGTAGCGCACGTACGATTCGGCAAAGTCACGGGCCGCACCGTTGAGTTCTGGCGCACGTTCCTCAAGCGTAACCTTGTCCGTTTTGAAACCAGCAGACGCAACGTCCATAGGATTGCGAGGCACAAGTTTAAATCCTGCCACCTCACCCGTACTGCGATACAGAACACCCGTACCCCTGCATGTCTTGCAGATTCGTACCGCTTTACTTGGTGTGCCGTCCTTGCGTGATGGATGAAAGCGACCCTCACCATTACAGTCTGGACAACGTTGCCCTTCTGTCTTGTATACTACACGTGTCAAACCGCGTACGTTTTCTTTAAATTCTTTGGCTTTCATGCGAGTACGCATCTTTGGTTTGCGAGTAGAACCGCGCACCTCATGTCCTAGATTGAACACCTGCGACCAGAGAGTCTTATCTGTAACTTTGCGTGAGTACAACAGCATCGACCTGTCGTCAGGGCTGGCAAGGTTGATGGGTGTATCCCCCATAGCATCACGTGCCAAGCTATCCAGACGCATCTCCAGTTCGTGCATCTCAGTTTCGTATTCTTCTCGTATCTGCTCAAGTGTGTTTAGGTTTATCTTCAGACCGTTGTACTCTATCTTGGCGAGTACGTCTGTCATCTCAAGCGACAGCTTCAGTGTTGGTATCAGTTCGTTTTCCATAAAGTTCCTCAAAGGTTGTGCCAAAGGCTTCTAGTTGCTTGAGTGCAACGTGTTCTGTAGCGGCTACGTCAGCTATGCCATACTCTTCTACTATCTCCCACGGTATCTCGTAGAACGTCTTCCCATCCTTGAGATACGGCTGAACGAGGTCTTTCTCCTTCTGTATGCCGCCATACTTTTGGGCAAGAGCAGCAAGGCCAAGAGGCCAACGCCTCGCCTTCGCCAGCAGGTATTCCGCAACCATCGTGTCATATACATGCCCCTC